TGGCGAAAATCAGGCGCCCATCCGGCAGCATGGACCCCGTCGATATGGACGGCGACATGACCGGCAACCTCAAGGATGTCATCCCTCTCGTGGTCTTTGTGCTGCGGGAGCAGTTCGGGGATTTTTTCGCCGGAATGCCGGGTCTTGGGAGCCTCGGCAATCAGCTCAAGGCCTGACCGCCGAGCAGATGGCGCGGGTGGCGCCGAACCTCAACCTGTTCCTGTGGCGGCCCATCCTGGCGGAGCCACCGATCTATACCCAGCACGACCTCAAGACCTGGGTCACGCTGATGGATGCCTTTGACGCTAACGAGGCGCTCGATCTGAAGGGCGCCATGGCGGAGAAGGCGCAGACTGCGGGAAACAAGAGCGGCTAGACGCTCAATGCTTTAGCTGTCCCCCGAGCAGAAGTTGTGCTCCCGCATGTTGGGCAGCGATACGGCTTCAGGTTGCTCGACAGGCTGATGAAAAACCATGGGATGATCCATATCCCGACGGTCACCAGAGCCAGAAGCAAGTGCAGGATGTGGTTGGGCGTCTGCCTGGTCGCCAGAACATACCGTTGCTCATCCTTGCAGAACCGCCGTTTGGTCTGCGTTCCCACGCTCATCTCCTTATGCTGATCCGGCCCGAACGCTATCGCACGGCCGCCCTGTTCAGCAATGACCGAAATAGTAACTTAGGTGAGGCATGGCAACGATCATTGACGAACTCGTCGCTATGCTTGGCTATGACGTTCGGGGCGAGGGCGACCTTCGCCAGTTCAACAAAAGCCTCGATCAACTTGAGAAGAAGGCATTTGCCGTAGGGCAGGCCATGGGGCGCATGGCCGCCATTGCGGGCGCCGCACTAGCCGGCGGCATGGCGTTTCTTGGCAAATCCGTCCTTGATACCTCGGCTAAGTTTGAGAGCTACGCTGCAACTCTTGAGACAATCGAGGGTAGCGCAGAAGGAGCGGAGAAGGCGCTCGACTGGATTTCCACTTTTGCTCAGACCACGCCGTATGAAGTCGATGAACTAACATCTGCGTTCGTCAAACTGCGCTCCTATGGGTTGGACCCGCTTGACGGCACGATGACGACAATTGGCGATACCGCATCAGCGATGGGCAAGGGGCTGGACCAAGCCGTTGAAGCATGGGCAGACGCCACTACCGGAGAGTTTGAGCGCCTGAAGGAATTCGGCATTCGCGCCAAGCAGGCCGGCGAAGAAGTCACCTTCATCTGGACCGAAAATGGTCAGGAGATGCGGAGAACGATCAAGAAGACCTCTGCCGACATCACTCGCTTCCTGAACGAGACGATGGGCCGAAAGTTTGCCGGCGCCATGGTTCGGCAGTCTAAAACGTGGAACGGCATGATGTCGAACCTGGGGGACAGTTGGACCGACTTTCAGCGCCGCATTGGTGACGCTGGGTTCTTCGATGTCGTCAAGAACAAGCTCGCGGATCTGCTTGAGGTTGTCGGTCAGTGGCAGTCGGACGGCACAATAGAGCGTATCGCCGGCACACTCAGCGCCGCCTTCACGACCGCTGCGAATGTGATCGGCTGGGTGGTGGGCCGCATCAGCACTCACATTGGCTTCCTAAACGCCAATTTCGAGAAGATGAAGCCGTGGCTACAAGCTATCGGTATTGCCTTTGGCGCGCTTGCGGCCTGGGCTTTTCCCCTGGTTTCAGGGTTCTTTGTGCTTGGCCTCGTTGTTGACGACGTTCTCACAGCCCTTGAGGGCGGCGACAGCATCATTGGCGACTTTATCAAGTGGGTGCAAAGCCTCCCGCAGGCACTCGCCGAAGCTAGCTCCGCCTTCGGCAGTTGGCTCAGCAACATCGATTGGAATGCTCTAGGGCAAGAGGCCGGCAGAATGCTGGTCGATGCTCTTGTCGCTGCAGTTATCGGGACTGTTGCTGGCTCTGGGGATATCGGTCAGTGGGTCGTGGATGCCTTCACGTCCATTGACTGGGGTGCAGTGGGGCTAGCCTGGTACGGGGCCATCCTTGCCATCCTCGGCTTCATCGCGGGGCTGTTCTCGGGCATCACCGGCCGCATTTGGGAGATCATCAGAGGTTGGTTTAACGTGAACCTGACCGCAATGGGCACGCGCATGGGCCAGCAGATCCTTAATGGGCTGAAGGGTATGGGCGCGCAGATTGCCTCGTGGTTCGCAGGCCTTGTGCCGGAATGGGCGCGCGGTTTGGTTGGGGGTGGCGTCCCGCAGGGCATGGCTCCCGGCAATACCTTCACCCCCTTTTCGACCGGGGCAGCCCCGGGCTTGCAGAACATGAACGATAACGTTGCGCGGATGAATGCCGGGCAGGCAACGGCCAACGTGATCCAGACCGACAACACTCAGAACACTCAGACCGTCAATGTCCAGGCACCGGTCAACGTCAACGTCACCCAGGCGGCGGATGCCCCTGCTGCTGTGGGAGCCGCAGTAGGCGCAGCCGTCAACAAGGGCGTGCAGCCTTCCCGGCTCAACATTGGCGGATCGTTCTGATGCCCGCCATTCTCTTCTCTGGCGCTATCGGCCCAGTGCCGGTGTCGGTGATCATCAGCGAGGGGCATCAGTCCTCGCTCGGCATTACCGAGAACCCAATCGAGACTGGCGCCAAGGTCACCGACCATGCCTATGTCATGCCCAAGAAGCTGACGCTGGAGTTTGCTGATGCGAACGCCACGGCGACTTACAATGCCCTGGTGCGGTTTCAGGAGTCCCGGCAACCGTTCACGGTAGTGTCGGGCCTCTACATGTACCGCAACATGCTGATCAAGGACCTGTCAGCCGATCGGGACAAGCAGTTCGCCGCGATCCTTTCGGGGCGCTGCGAGCTGCAGGAAATCATCATCGTTTCCACCGCCTACGCCGTGTCGCAGGGCGGGGCTGATGGGGCCGGGGCAGGGCCAGCCAACCGGTCAAACCCAGCCAGCGGGGCGCAGGGCAGGGCAGCCACCCCGACTGCTGCATCTTCGGCTCCTGGCCCAACGGCAGATCGTGCTGGTGGCACTGTGGCCCGAGGTGATGTGCCCGGCTCAACCGTGCCTCCAGCACAGAACCAGTCCATCTTGCATGGGATGTTCGGCGGATGAACCAATTTGAGATCATCGACGCCGCTGATCAGCAGTTCGGAGCGCGGCTCAGCGATCGCAGGGTCACCATCCGGGTTCGCTACAACGTCACCACGGACCGGTGGTCCTTTGACCTGTCGATCGACAATCTGCCGGTGCTGTTTGGCCGGCGCATCGTGACGGGTGTTGATCTGCTCCGGCCTTACAATTTCGGCATCGGCCTGATCTTCGCCTATCCTACCGAAGCCGGCGACGTTCCTGACCGGGCGGCTCTGCCCGGCGGGACGGTTCGGCTCTATCACGCAACCCAGGCGGAAGTTGATGCACCAGTACCTGCGTAAAGTCCGTTTCCGGGCGGGCGGCCTGATGATCAATCCGGGCGGGACCAACCTGCACGATATCAAGATCCGCTTCAGCATCAGCAAGACCATTAGCTCGACGGCCAACGAAGCCACAATCGAGATCTGGAACCTGGCTGCGGGCAGCCGCAACGCTATGGGCAAGGAGCTTGAAGATGTGGAGCTCGAGGCCGGTTATCTGCCCCCGAACGGGGCAGGGAACGTCGGCACCATCTTCAAGGGCCAAATTCGCGACGTAGAGCACCGCAGGGACGGCGCCGACATCATCACCAAGCTCAGCTGCGGTGATGGTGACAGGGCGCTCCGCAAGGCTGTGCTGGGCAAGAGCTATCCCAAGGGAACACCCGTCGAGGACGTGCTGAACGACCTCTACAAGGAGTTCGAGAAGCAGGGCGTGGACAAGGGGGAATGGAAGTTCCCCGAGGATATGCCGGAGTTCAAGCGGCCCTATGCTGTGTGCGGCACATGCAAGCGCGAGAGCGACACGCTGGGGCGGGGCAGGGACTTCTACTGGTCGATCCAGAACGGCGCCATGGAGGTGATCCCGGGCGACGGTTACATCGGCAACGTGGTGCTGCTGACGGCCAAGTCTGGCCTGATCGATACCCCGACCATCACCGACAATGGCGTGAAGGTCAAAGCTCTGCTCAATCCTGAAATTCGCCCCAACAGGCGCATTCGGGTCGAGAGCGAAACCCTCGAAATGAACGGCGAGAACGGCGAGTACCGCGTCAGCGAGTGCACCTATGCCGGCGACAATCGAGATGGGGATTTCACCGTCTCGGTGACGGGCGAGGCGCTGTCGGGCGGCAAGGTAGACGAGGGCATCAGATGACCGGCAAGCAGGGCAAAACCACCAATTGGGCTCCAGATGCCGTCGGGACGATGGCCCAGGACGAACGCCACGCTCAATGGGGTGAAATCCCCGGCCAGATCGTCAGCTTCGACCCTGCCACGCAGACCGGCACGATCAAGCCGCTCTACCGGCCCAAGTTCAATGGCGAGCCAGTGGATATGCCGGATCTGTACGAGGTGCCGGTGCGGTTCGCCCGCGGCGGCAATGGGGCCATGACGTTTCCGGTCGGGGAAGGTGATCGTGTTGTCCTTCGCCCCCAGATGCGCTCGAGCGAACTGTACCACACCGAGGATGATGGCCAGCCCAGCGATGCACGTTCGCAGAGCCTGGCAGATATGGAGGCGTTCTTGGACGGCGGGGAAAGCCTCACCGACCCGATCAAGAACTTCGATAGCAAGAACGCCCACCTCCGGTTCAGCCCCAATGGCGAGTACGGTCTGCGCGGCAGCAAGGACGGCAAGGTGGCTTTAGAAGGCAGCGAGGGCAATATCTACCTGCTGCTGGCTCGCGCCGTCGAAATCCTCGCCGAGCATCAAACCAACGTCACCGATGGTTCATCGGCCGGCACTTACTCGCACACGCTGGCTGCTGAGGCCGCCGACATCGCTGCCAAGCTCCGGGGAATGGCGCTATGATCCACTTCGGTTTTGGCATTGATCAGGCCAGCAACGATTTGCGTCTCGCGGCCGATGGAAACATCGCCACGGTGACCGGCGCCCTGGCCGTCGGCCAGCATGTCCGCCAGCGCTTGATGACCTTTCAGAACGAGTGGTTTCTCGACACCGCAGCAGGGGTTCCCTGGCTCACCGAGATCATGGGACGCACCTATGACGCGGCTTTGGCTGAGGCCGTGGTGAAGGCGGAAATCCTCGACACGGACGGCATCACCGAGATCACCACTTTCTCCATCGGCTTCAACCGGGGTGTTCGCCTGCTGGACATTCGCCAAGTCGAAGTCGGCACAGTTTACGACCAAGAGGTGCAGGTGTGAGCGAATACGGCGTCATTCCTGAAGGCTTCAATCGCAAGCCGCTGGCCCAGATCTTGTCCGAGTTGCAGGACGGTATGGTCGACACCTTTGGTCCTGGCGTTATCCAGACGCCGCAGTCACCCCTAGGTCAATTGAATGGCCTCTTGGCTGACTTTGTGACCCAGCTCTGGGAGGTGGCTGAGGACGTTTATCAGTCCTATGACCCCGACCAAGCCGAGGGCAATCGCCTCGCCAGTCTGGCCGGCATTCGCCTGATCGGGCGCAACATCGGTGAAAGCGACATGGCCCTTCGGCTCCGGATAACTAATGCAGGGCTGGAGCAATCTGGAATTGCCGGGCTCGAGAACGCCTTATCCCAAATCCCAGGTGTCACCTACGCCAAAGCCTTCGTCAATGAGGGCGAGACACCAACCATCTATGGGCTGCCGCCGCACAATGTGGGCGTGGCCGTGATCGGGGGCGCTGACGATGAAGTTGCACGCCAAATCCGCATCCATACCGTCGAGGGCTTGCCGTCCTGGGGCAACAAGCCAGTCGAGATAGTCGTCAACGGCTATGCTCGGACGGTGTTCTTCACTCGGCCTATTCCGACCCCTCTCATGGCCGACATCTACATCAGCCGGTCAAAAGGCCTCCGTGCTCCGGTGATCCCATCCCACACTGTGCTCAAGGACCAGGTTCTCACGGCTTTGGGCGGCCAAGACGGCTTGCTGAACGGCGAAACCGTTACCCCCAGCCGGATTGCCTCGCTGATCTACACGCCAGGCGTGGAGGTGAAAGAGGTGCGCCTTGGCCGCAACCTTGATCTGCCGGCTGATCGAGTTGTCCCCTTCAGCTTCGAGGAACTGCCGGTGGTTACTGACGCCACGCTGCAGCTGATCTGGGTTGAGTGATGCCCAACATCAACGATCCGCTGATCGAAGCGGAAATTGACCGGGTTCTTACCCAATACCGTGAGAGCCCGAACCTGCTGGGCTGGCTGCGGGTGTATCTGGCCCAAGTCCTGGACGTGCGGATTGCGCTGGCTGACGTTGCCGAGCGGTTCGACTTGGATACGGCAGAAGGCGAGCAGCTAAGCTTTGTCGGCACTCGCATGGGTTTCCCGCGGCTGCACCCGGCGGGAAGACTGCGGACATTCTTTGGTTTTCCCGGCCGCCCGGCCGTCGCCACACCGATTGAGGGCTGGTCGCTCGGCGAATGGAAGACTGGGCCTCAAACTGAACAGGCCAGCATGGATGACGAGCTCTACCGGCGCTTTCTCCAGGCTCGACGCTACAAGCTTGAGCTTCGGTTGGACCGGGAAAGCTTCCTTACCGCAGCCCGCATTCTTCTAGGCTCTGACGCGCACCTTCTAGCCGAGAAGGCGGGCGCTTTGGCACTCGCTACCGGCCGGCTACTGACCGAGGAAGAGCGGGTCAGGGTGCATCTATTCAAGGAAGTGCTCCCGGTCGCCCCAGGCGTGCGGCTGGAAATCTGGGAAGTGGTCAAGGCATTCGGATTTGGCGAGGGCTGGGGCGGTTTCAACGAAGGCCATTGGCCTTACAGGGTATGGTGAGAAGTTAGATGGCTGATGTTGAAACTTACGAGCTCGTCTGGGCCTCTGGCGGGGTGGCAATCGAGCCATCTGAACAGCGCCAGAGCACCGGCTTTACTTCAGGACCGGCTGATCCTGACGAAGTAAACTGGCTATTCCGCACTCAGCAGGAGCGGCATAATGAGCTAGCCGAGCTGGTGCGCAGCCTCACCATTTTCGATGACATGACGATCTATGTGCCGGCCGACCAGCCGACCATCCAAGATGCGCTGAACTTCCTCAACGACAAGACCATTGCCCCGCCGGCCATCGTTCGGATCATGCTGCCTGCGGGCGAAGTGGTCATCAATCAGTCGCTGACCCTCGATCATCCGCAGGGAAATCGCATTCACCTGATTGGTGCGGACCTGACCACGGCATGGCCCGGCGAGGCGTCGATCGTTGCCAACCAAGCAACCACCGAAAGCACGCTCCGCTCCATCTTCCCGACGGTGATCAAGTGCGTTGGTGCTGATGGCCTGCAGATGCTCAACCACTCCTTGGGGCGCCTACAGAACATCCTCTTTATCGGCGATGGCAGCGCCCACACTGGCCTGCGCGTCGGTAGCCGTGAGGGCGTCTATGGCCGCGCCAATGTCCACGTAGACAGCGTTTGGGTGCATGGCTTTGGCACCCGTGGCGCGTTCCAGGAAATCGGCTCGCAGATGACGGGCGAGCGCTTG